TCTAACGGAAATGGGAACGGCGGGAATGGCGCTGGAAATGGTAACGGTAGTGCTGGTGGTAATGGTGGTGGCAATGGCGGTGGTGGAATGGGTGAATCGGTAGTTTATGAAAAATTAGATGGTAACGACAAACCATTCGTAAAAAAATTAGTAGGAAAACTAAGAAAGGGTTCTAAAACACATGCAAAACAAGCAGATGATTTAGAAAAGGCGATGACTGAAGCATCAAATCCTCGCATACCTCGTAAGAAAGGACAACCAGCAAAATCTAAAAAACACTCTGACTTATATACTGATGAAGATCCTAAAGGAACTATTCATGGACTTGGTTTCAAGGACGTTGCTAAAGCAAAAGCGTCTGTCTCAAAAATCAGGAATTCTTCTCGATCTCATGCTCATAAAATTCAAGCGGCTGTTGCTATGGAACAAAGGGCGAGAGAGATGGGTAAAACCTCTGAGGCAGCAGTCTACAGAAAATATATCAATGCGATGAAAAAGAAGACTAAGAGAATGAATGAAGCAGCAAACCCTGCACAACAGGCTGCGATTGCGATTGATATGAAAAAGAAAGGTAAGAAACCTAAGAACATGAAAGAGTCAGTTGGTCTAATCACAAACGCTGTCACTGAATTAGAAGATGGGTTGAAAACTCTTAGTGTCATCACATATGATTCTGTTGACCAGTTGATGCAAGGTATTGCAAAACGCAATGACATATCACCAACTCTTTTACATAATCAATTCAAGGCAAAACATCTTACGATTCCTGATGATTGGGCAATCAGATACAGAATGAATAAAAGAAAAGGTATCGAAGAAGCGACAATGACTCCAGCTCAAAAGAGAAAGGATACTATGTTGAAGAAGAAGTATGATAAGTCTGATATGAAGAAGAGCATGCAAAAACAGTATGGTAAAGAAGAAGGTAAGAAGGTTTATTTTGCAACAATTCGCAAACAGGCGATGGAAGGTGTCGAAGATGATAAATATAATGTAAGCGAAGAAGGTCTTCGTGATTGGTTTGGTAAATCCAGTGGTACAACCAAATCTGGACGTAAGGTAAGAGGATGGGTTCAAGTTGGTGGTAAGTATGATGGGAAACCATGTGCAAGACAACCTGGCCAGAAATCAACTCCTAAGTGTGTGTCATCTTCCAAGAGAAGGTCGATGAGTAAAAGTGAAAGAGATAGTGCTGCAAGAAGAAAGAGAGCTGCTGATCCAAATCAACCACAGAAGTCAGGTGCAGCAAAACCAACAAACGTTTCTACAGATCCTAAGAAGAAAATGAAAGAATCATTCGTTAACGAAGCCAAAGACAAGAAAGGTAAAGGTAGTGGTACAAAAGATGCCTGTTATCATAAGGTCAAGTCAAGATACTCTGTATGGCCAAGTGCATATGCGTCTGGTGCTTTAGTGAAGTGTCGTAAGGTTGGTGCAGCAAACTGGGGTAACAAGTCGAAGAATGAAGGATTCTCACCAATGCAAGTTGCAGCACTTGAAGCAGCTGGCATGGTTGAAATTAAAGAAGGTCAGAAGTGTTGGAAGGGATATGAGAAGAAGGGAACTAAGATGATGTTTGGTAAGAGATATAATAACTGTGTGAAAAAGAAAGCAACTAAAGAAGAAGTTGAATATACTAACGAAGGAGTTGCTTTTTTAAAAAGAGAGAAGGAAAAAAAAAAATCTAGCTCAGAATATCTAACTCAAAGAGACGCTGGTAAATTAGCAAAAAGAAAAATGGCTAAGAAAGACCAAGAAAAGGTAAATTTCTTAGAACCAGAAGATACTAATGAAGCAAAAACTCTACTTTATAAAAACGGTCATACATATAAAATTGTATTGACTTGGAGAGGTAAAACATACATGGTGCAAATGTTTGTTCCGAAGATATCTAAACCAACTCGTGTGGAAATAGAAAAAGAAATTCAAAAGTTATATCCTGATGCAAGAGTAATGTCATTCTTACCTAAAGATCTTGAACCAGGCGAACCCACTGTGATGATGGGTGAAGAAAAAAGAGATGAGTATGGTGACATAGTCGGTGGCCCTAAGATATCAAAGAAACAGAAAGCAAAAAATCTTGCAAAGAATGAGAAGGATGAAAAGATTACAAGAAGTGAAGAACAAGAACCAGAGGGAATTAAACTTCGTGATGTTGAGAAAATTAAAAGACAAAAACAACTCTTAGCTAAACAAAAACAAGCATCAGTATTTAAGAATAAAATTACTCGTTTCATAAAGAGTGAATATGAATATGTAGCTGAAGATGACATGAAGGGTATGAGTGTTAAGTCTGGACACAAGAGACCTACAAAGAGTGGCGCTGGAATGACTGCAAAGGGTGTTGCTGCATATCGTCGCAGAAACCCTGGCTCAAAACTTAAAACTGCTGTAACAGGTAAAGTCAAAAAAGGATCTAAGGATGCAAAGAGAAGAAAGAGTTACTGTGCAAGAAGTGCTGGTCAAATGAAAAAGTTTCCAAAGGCTGCAAAAGATCCAAACAGTCGGTTGAGACAAGCAAGAAGAAGGTGGAAATGCTAATGAAAACTTTTAAACAATTTCAAGAGGGTCTTACACACATCGGTGATACTCTTAAAAAAATAAAAAAAGATATTAAGAATCAACCTGGCGATAAACCATATACACAAGAACCTGGCCAACCACCTAAAAAAGTATAAAATTTTTAATTTATTATGTCTGATACTGTATATCTTGGTAATCCCAATCTAAAGAAAGCGAATGTAAAAGTTGAATTTACTCAAGAGAATATTGAGGAGTTCATCAAGTGTAAGGATGATCCTGTTTATTTTGCAAAAAACTATATCAAGATTGTTTCTCTTGATGAGGGTCTAGTTAATTTTAATCTATATCCATTTCAAGAAAAATTAATTAAAAACTTTCATCAAGAAAGATTTAATATTTGTAAGATGCCTCGACAGACTGGTAAGTCTACGACTGTGGTATCTTACTTGTTGCATTATGCTGTGTTTAATGATAACGTAAATATAGCAATACTTGCAAACAAGGCATCAACTGCTCGTGATCTCTTAGGTAGACTGCAACTTGCATATGAAAACTTACCTAAATGGATGCAACAAGGTGTTCTTGTTTGGAACAAAGGTTCTCTGGAGTTAGAAAATGGATCCAAAATTCTCGCTGCGTCTACATCTGCATCTGCTGTCCGAGGTGGATCCTATAATGTCATCTTTCTTGACGAGTTCGCTTTTATCCCAAATCACATTGCTGACCAATTCTTTGCATCTGTTTATCCTACTATATCTTCTGGACAAAGAACAAAAGTCATAGTTGTATCTACACCACATGGTATGAATCATTTCTACCGAATGTGGCATGATGCTGAAAGAGAGAAGAATGAATATGTGCCAACTGAAGTTCACTGGTCTGAAGTGCCAGGTAGAGATTCATATTGGAAAGAACAAACAATCGCAAACACGTCAGAACAACAGTTTCGTGTTGAGTTTGAATGTGAGTTTCTAGGGTCTGTTGATACTCTGATCAGTTCTGCAAAATTAAAATCATTAGTATATGATGAACCGATTAAAAGTAATCGTGGATTAGATATCTACTTTGAACCGATTAAGAATCATGATTATGTAATTACAGTTGATGTTGCTCGTGGTGTAGGCATTGATTACTCTGCCTTTGTAATCACAGACATCACATCATTTCCACATAAGGTAATAGGTAAGTATAAAAACAACGAAATCAAACCAATGTTATTTCCAAATATCATTGTGGATCTTGCAAAGGCATATAACAATGCTTTTATTTTATGTGAGGTAAATGATATTGGAGATCAAGTTGCAAGTATCATACAGTATGATCTAGAGTATGATAATCTTTTACTATGTTCAATGAGAGGTCGTGCTGGTCAGATCGTAGGACAGGGATTCTCAGGTAAGAAAACTCAACTTGGAGTTAAGATGTCCAAGACTGTGAAGAAGGTGGGATGTTCTAACTTAAAAACTTTGATTGAAGATGAGAAAGTAATATTCAATGATTATGACATTATATCTGAACTTACCACCTTTATACAGAAACACAACTCATTTGAAGCGGAAGAGGGATGTAATGATGACTTAGCTATGTGTCTAGTGATATATGCATGGTTAGTTCAACAAGATTAT